GCCCTCTTGAGATACGCTTCTTTTAAGCAATCGATGATAAGTTCCTCGGCAACTATCGGTTTGTTTTGAGTCTTCATAGCTTGTTAGTAGCCTCCAGCTCCTTGTCTTGTAGCAAGATTTCGGGTTTCGTCAACATGATCTATTCCTGCAATAGCGGCGTAACGCAGAACATCAATGCAATTACCACACACCATTGGCTTCTTATTTCGGCGGACAACAAGCGTACCGTTTGGTACTGTAACGCAATAAACCATGCCAGAGTATAAGGTCTTCTCAAGCAGCATTCGCTTATCCTTGGTTGTAATTGTGGCTTTTTTGCCGTGCCTTTCTCCGAGCATGTAGAGTGGCATCGTTCCTGTGACACTTCTTCCACGAATGATTCCACCACCATACCCCGCATCTCTAGTGTAGATAGAGCTACATGGCTTCCCTAATTTCTGAAGCAGCTCTTGAATATCGTCCACTAGCCCAAGTGATGCTGTGGCGTACTTGTGGCACTCGCTTCCTTTGTCAATCCACCCATCTCCAAGAACTAACGACTCCCATAGCCGTTCAAGGGCTTGTCTAGGCATATTCAACACATTCCTTGGGATTCGTTTTTGACCCGAATGGCCAAGTGGATGCAGCAACTCCCACAGGTTCTTGCTACTTACAACATAGCTAGTATTCCTGTAGGCCCATACGAATCCTAGAGAATCAAGCAGTTTCTCTATCCTCCCGCATTTCTGGGGATTTGCTGATTTTGATTGTGAAATGTAAACCGAGTACCCTCGGCCAGGTATTTGGATTTTCCCGTCACGCGATCCAGTAGAGCTACCCTCAGAAACAAACCAGCCGATAAACTCGGCCCAGTCAGCCTCGGCTACCCACTTCCCGTCCCAAAGTTCAATCATTGAGCAGTCATTATCACGCAGTCCATTAGTGCAGATCGGGAAAGTGTCCTGCCTGTATAGATCTTTTGCAAGCCTAAAGGTTAGCTGCGACTTCTGCGGGTAGACCAACATCCTATGGTTCGGGGTCACCTTGAAATCAATGCTGTGGCTGTGCGCCTCGTACATGAATCCATCGTAGTAATTCTCAATATACCCGATTGGTTGCTGGAACTCCATGTATCCATCTGGAGACATTGTTGCCACTTTTACATCTCTAGGTAGGTCTGGAAATTTGATCCATCCGGTTTCCGTCAGAACTTCTGTCTCTTGGTCGTAGCAATCTTTCCATGCTTCCTTTAAACCTCCATCACCCGTGTATTCCGACAACGCTTGGATAATGTTCTCACACTCTGAAGAGACATAGAAATGTGGTCGGTTGACCGAATCCGCAGGTCTAGTGGTGTCCCATGACATCTTGCCAATAAGTGCCTGCAATCCATCGTCGATGTCTAACCCTGGAGCTGGAATACAAACCATGCCGGCATCATTCAAATCCTCGATAATAGAGGATGCCCCATCCGCAGACTGGTATTTTGCCGCTCCAAGCCGAGGGTCAATCAGCCTCTCAAAGATCTTCTCGTCACCTTCAAGCTCGGCAATCAAGTCCATGTAGTCACGGATACCAAACCCCTGTCCTTTAGCTCCCGGCCCTGGCATCCACTTACCACCCTTCCACTCAGCCCAGTCGCCTACATCGACACCCGGCCACTCACGATATACCCAAAATGTACCAGACGCATCCACAGCAATCCAAGCCATAAACCAATTCTTTGCACCCGCTGGGTCAATAATCTGATAGCGAGTAACATTCGTAGTTGGGATCTCTGATGGCTGGACAACATTGACTTCTTTATTGAACTTGGGAAACTTGGTGGCGTGGGACTTAACTGGAACCCCGTACGCACGAATTAGGATCTCCTCCCGAGGCCTTCCAACTAGGGTTTCCTTGATTCGCTCGTAGCCACCGAAAGGGTTATCCTTGCTATGGAAGTAGTGGACGCTGGCATTGCGTTTCTTACTCCGCTGGACATATGGGACAAGCTCGCCGTTGAGCAGTTCGGCTTCTCGGCTTTCTATGCTAGTAGCTCCGTCCAAGTATTCTTTGATCACTTCAGTCCATCCATCGATAGGAGTGAAGGTTACGAGCATTTTAGAATTTCTCGTGGCTAATCGGAACCTTAGCGTATTAAGCAATTCGGGGCCACCTAAATGCTCGTCCAACCAAACTCCTATGTTATGCCAGACAGGTGTCCTTGAACCTAATTCAGCACCCTCAAGAATTGTGTCATTATTCGCGTAAGCAGCGTATGTTTTAAAGATAATCTGACTACCATTTGGTAAGATAAGCGAGTTATCCGTAAACCCGGTTTTCTTTTTATATGAGATGTAAGTTGATGAAGAAGTATGCTTCTGCTTTAATTCCTTTGGAAGCCAATGCCAAATTAACGATTGTTGCTGGCGGATTGAAACCTCTGCTGTTTGAGAGAAACAAAATATCTCAGACCCAGCGTTCTCAACTGCAGCACGAACCACACAATAACTAGCAAAGAAACTTTTGCCCGACCTGTTCCCACCACTTACTAAAATTTCATTGTGATTCCCTAGTTCTTTTTCTGCAAGCTCCCAGTGTGGAAGCCTAAATGCATAGTTATAAGGATCTTCCTCCGAGTTTTTGATCGCCTCATGGTAAATGTAATGAAGGTTAACCAAGTCGCTTGGTTCCATTACAGCTATTTCCTCATCAGTGGGAGGCTTCAAGATAGGATGTTTACGCCATTCTAGCATTTAGCAAATTCCCCTCTATGCTCTTTGGCTTTATTAAGGTACGCTTCAGAGGCCTCTTCTTTGGTTTTAAATCTTCCGATGTTTATTGGTTTTCTGTTGAGCGTCATTTGCGCTCTCCACATGCCAGTGCATTTACAAAACGAAACACCCTTAACTCCAGAGGTGTTGTTTTTGTTCTTGCCTCTATTGAACATGTTTTCAGATCTACTCGCATGGCGTAGATTGGAAATCCTATTATCCGACTTATTTTCGTTAATGTGATCTATGTCCAATTCTGGCCACTCGCCATGAGACATTGCCCACGCAATTCTATGGGCAAAGAATTGCAGTCCATTAATCCAGATTGACCTGTACCCACGGCAATTCACATTTCCTGCTACATCGCCAGCCTTACCGCCTCTTTGCATGTCAACCCTCCATGTGAATGAACCCGTTTTGGGTTCGTAATTCAAAAAATCAAATAATTGTTTGACACCAAGAGCATCCTCTGGTTTTACTTTTTCAGCACTTTGCATAGTCATGTATGTATTGTGTTAGAGTGCCTCTAGACCGCATATCTAGTTGGCACTCGTTTTTTATCATTTGTGACGGCTGTGTCAAGTGGGCATTTACTTGGTTTTGTATGCGTCTGTCTCCATAAGAATGTCAACAATCCTGTAAACGCTTCCGCATTCCTCGCATCCAAATGCATCTTCCTCGGCTGGAAACGACCCTCTATTCCCGTCAACAAAGTGAAGCTCTCGACGCTTCTTGCAATGTTTGCACACGCCAATGAAGGGCTTAACGAACTTCTCCAGCACCACATTCCAAATCTTAGCGTTAAACTTCTCCGCTAGATACGAAGCGTAAACGCTGGTATGGCACTTGTGCTGAACGCCGTCATGCTCAACCATGTAGTGGCGAACAAGATTACCACCATCCTTAGCGTAATCTGCGTATCTTGATTCTGGTTCTGGTATCATTCTACGATTTCGGCCTCTACCGCTTGCGTTTTGACTTTATTGGCAATCCTTGACTTTGCCTCTGCAATCATCTTGGCGGCATCGTCAATAGACGGCCCCTTGCGATGCTCTACAATGGTACTAGCCATGCCAGAAAGCTGTCCAGCCTTATCGGTCATAATGCCAATAGTCAACGCCAATCGGTCTGGGGAGATCGCCTTGAGCTGGTCTGGATCACGGCTTAATTGCTCTGCCTTTTCGAACAAAAGGTCTGTGTACTCAGCCGCAGCAATGGCGTAGCGTTTAGAGAACTCCTTGCGCTTTGACTCCAGCGTATCGTTATGCCTCCACTCCAGCGCACGGACAGTCTCATGCGTCACCCTGCACTTCTTTGCAATAGCATTGATACGCCCACCCTGCGCCAGCATCCAAAGGATCTGTGCCGCCACATTCGGGTTGTAGTTCTCGATAGTATTCCGAGGGAATTGCTTAGCCCTTTCCTTGACCTCAAGGAAGAACTCTTTCATCGCCTCTTTACTATCAATCGCTGATAGGTCTTCGTCGCTCATTTGGTCTTCTTGCCGTTTTTAACCTTAACGGTCCCAGAGTGCAACTCTTTTTTGAGCTTATTCTGTTGCGTCGAGGAAAGCGGAGAACCCTTACTGAGCAGGTAGCGGACTTGCTTTTTACTTTTTGATTTCATAATCCTTGCCAGAAATGGATTCGCGTTTAGTCCCGTATTTCTCACGGAAATCTTCATCATCTTGCGGAAGAACGCCGAGGTTTTCAACAATGTAATCCATAAACGCTGGGTCATTTCGACCAGTTCCGAACAAAGCTCCAATGCCACGGCTCGTCGCGCTAGATGCGGTTATAGCGGTAGTCAAATTCCTTGCGTAGTCCTCTGGTGAGATTTCCTTTCTGTAAACCTTTCTAATAAACGGCATTAGTTGCCCGCCAGCATACATCCAAGACGCAACCCTATGTTTAACTGGATCAGACAACTTGCCAGCCATGTAGACATGCGCTCCAGATCCAGAGACGACACCTCTTGGAGACACCTGATCTGCCATTGGTCCTACTTCTCTTACTGAGGTGGCAACCATTGATGCGTTTTTGAACTCATCGTAGAAATCATCACCAAGAACTGTTCTAATGTTTCTCTCAATTGTCGCCTTGTCTTTCCCCTTGGTTACTTCACCAAGAAATTTGTTGGCATCCCATAGGTCGTTCCCATACTTAGTAATATCGCCCTTGGGTTGATAACGGGCGAACAGATAGGAAACGAAATCGTTCCTAATCTCCTTTTTCTCAGCATCATTGAGTTTGCCCATAATTTGTGATACATGAGCATTTGGTGCTGTGAACATCGCTTCAGGCAAGCGAGCGTTCTCCAGTACTCCATTATGACCTTTAAGCACCACATCAATTATCTTCTTGTTGGTGAAAGAATCAAGATCGGCCTTAGCTTTTGCTCGTTTTGCGATTAAGTCGGCGGCTTCATTGTAGCTCTTTTCCGACATTGTTGCACGAAGTGGCTCAAGATCACGCATTGACAACTTTGACGCATCAGCCCCATTTCTTTGAAGGGACTGATTTAGTGCGTTTAGCTTCTTAACCATTGAAATGCCGTAGTGCTCGTTTCTCTCCCCAGTATTTGGACTATAACCAAACAACTCAGTAACCATCTCTTCGTCGAATTTGACTGGGCCACCAACCTCAATCCCATTCCGACCATTAAAGCCAACTTTCTCAAGGTAAGCATTAGCCATTCTGTTGCGTAATGCCGCAGCTTGAGCTGGGTCAGCAATAGATGCCGCTTGAATCACTTTTCTTGCAATTGTTGGATCTGAGATGGATTTTGATGCAACTTGGCTCGGGGTCATCTTCTGCTCCCCAAATGCCTCTTTTAATATCTGCCCTACAGATCCAGTCTCAAAACCAAGCCTTTCCTTGTATTTAACCGTAGCTTCATCCCACAAGCCCTTTAGCCCGGCTTGAGCATAAGACTCGTCCCTATATTTTTGCAAAGCTGTTTCAGCTTGGCTGGCTACTTGTTTAGGTGTCGCTTGACCAACAGCACCACCCTCTGGGACGGCATCACGAACCAGTCTTAGGTATTTATCAAGACTCAATGGGTCAATCGGGCCAGAATTAAGCTCAAGTTGGGAAATCTCCTTCAATGTGCTTTCTAGCTTGTCTTCGCCAACCTTTCCTTCCGCGACCTTTTGTCTGAGTAAATCCGCTTTCTCGCCGTTTGTTGCCCTTGACTCAATTTCGTCAGCAAGCTGTTCAAGGCCAGAGTTCCGCAATGGGTAGCTTTTTTTCAGTGACCCTCTAATAATTCCAGCCACATCAGCGGGGTCGTGGAATGTCCCAGTTTGATCCGCTGCGTCATAAAAGTTTGCGTAAATATCATCCTTAACCTCATCTGCCATTTCCTCAGCTTTTGACAGAATATTTGTTAAGTCATTTCCAAGTTGAACACTGGTATCTTTACCCATGTTCGCTTGCAAATCGTAAAGCTTCTCATCAAGATCTCCACGGAGCTGCTTTGCGATGTCTTTATCATAAGCCGACACAACATCAACAAGTTCTTGGTTGCTTTGAGCAAGATTATCTTGTGCGGCCTTGTAAAGCCTTTCCTTGGCTTCTGCTGGGCGCGTTCTTGAATCCATCCATTCTTGAAGGATATTCCGTGTTTTTGAAATGCGCCTTCCCAGTGACGATCTTGGTATCTTCTCACCGATCTGAAGCTGTTCTACGAGTTTTGCCTCCCCACGGGCGGCGGCGGTAGGCACAAAAACCTTGTCGCCGCGATCTATCATGAATTGGGATTTATTAAATTTCTCTTCAGCGTCAAGTAGTGACTTGTAATACTTATTCTCTACTGGTTTCCCAATTCGTTTGACAAATGGTTTAGCGGCTAGTCCAAGAGCACCCTCAATACCAAGTCCAACTGCCTCCTCCGTTGTTCTTCTGAGAATGCTTTCTGGCAGCTTTTCGCCAACCCCAAGAACAGCTCTTACAAATTGGTCTTGAGCCGTTCCAGCGGCAAGAGAAGTGGCAGCACCCGCACCAGCAGCTAGAAATGGACTCTGGGTTGGAGCCGTTGCAATTGTGCCAGTTATTCCAGCCAATGCAGGTAAGACTTCTCCTCCAATGTCAAGCAGGTCTTTAGGGTTAAATCCTCGTTCGTCGGCGGCAACCAGTTTCCCGTCTGGTCGCTTAACAAGAAACATTGGAGATCCTTCAACATTCACAGTCTGAACCGAATCCTTGTACTTTCCAATAAGATAGTCTTCTTTTGACTTATCTTGCAGGAATGACATGTTAAACCGATCCCTACTAGGAAGCCCAGAATCCAAATCAATTGCATCTGGAGAAATATCTAACGCAGAAGCCAACGTGGATTTAAGTTTCTCGGTATTAGTGGGAGCCTTAAACCCAGGTTCTCTGATTTCTCCAGGCATTGGTGGGACTCCTTCAGTTGGGCCAACGAACTTATATTCGCCAGTCTCAATAGATTTTAACGCCTTCCCCTTTTCTTGTCCAATCGCCGCATCAACAGAAATAATATCTTGATCGAGTGCTTTAAGATCTTCTTGTCTTAACTCAGCACCATATGGGTCTGATGCTTTAAGAGCCTCAATCTCACCATTTAGCGCGGTTCTCTTTTGAAGAAGAGAAGATAGCACATCTTTAAACTGACCAACTTTGAATTGACCTTCCATTTATCTCTTAATTAAAGATTATTTCTTTTTTTGATATCGTCAATAACTGGGTTTCCAGTTCCGTCAGTCTGCCTGGGCTGTTCGATGCCCATTGCATCCATCGTAGAGGATGGATAAAGTGCCTCGATTTGAGCGTTTTGCTTCGCGGTAATTTTGCCCTCCTCCATTAGCTTGTCTCTTTGTTCTGGAGTTCCGTGGATAACATCAAGATATGATTCAATTGCTCTATTTATGTTTCTATTGAAAATAGCTGGACTTGATGTTGGGTCTAAAGAACCAAAAACGCTTTCAAGACGCAATCCTTCGGCATTTGTTGGGTTTCCAACAGCCGCTCCAGTTGGAGAGGCCATCCGAAGTTGTGTCAATTGTTCCAATCCCAGTCTGCTTTTGAAATCCTTAAGAAGACCTTCTTGGATTGTATGGAGTTCCGTACCTGGCGTAATGGACTCAAGTTTTCTTGCTGCTGCTGGTATAACACCCTTTGACTGCATCACAGAAGCATAAAGCCTTTTAGCTTCCATTAGATCTTGGATGTTCCTATCAGCCGATTGAACTGCTTGTTTTTTAGCTTCTTCTGCAGCTTTTGTAAATCTATCCGCAGCTCCAGCACCTTGAATAAATTCAATACCACCTCCCGGCGATTGCCTAATAACCATTCCAGGAGGCGGCGTGATTGGACTAAATTTCCCAGTTTTCTTGCTTACTTGACCTTTTGTTCCGTAGAATTTCTCTTCCTCTGCCGTCGATGGTCTATATTCATCGCCACCGCTAACTGGCACAAATCCAGGACGGACTTTGTATTGCGGTGCCTGCTGGACTGCTGGTTGAGGTTGGGCCATTCGAGGTTCTGTCGGCATAGCTCCGCTGGACGCGGCCTGAGCCGTTGCCATTCCTGCGCTCTGTTCAATCATACTGGCGATCTCAGCTTGTTGCTCTGGAGTTCCTGCTGCCTGTTGGCTCATGTCACCGCTAATCGAAAGCGCACCATCAATCTGAGAGGCATTTGAACTTGTGCTATAATCTGGAACCTCACTGTATTGTTTGATTAGTTCTGACATGCCCTCCCTAGTCTTAGGGATCTTGTTCTTTGGTATTGACCCAATAATCAAAAGCCTTTTATTTGTTTTTCCACCAGTATAATTCTCTGGATTCTGGAAGAAATCAATCACCCCGGAATCTTTGTTTCCATGCCGATCTGCGGCTACATAGACTTTTCCGCTTTCTGAATC